AGCCAATCTTCGATTTTTGGGCCTCGACGTCGATGACGGCCATTTTGCAGTTGTTGAAGTGGATATCAACATTTCGCTGTAAAGACGGAAGGCCGGAAATGAAAACATGCTGCCTTTTATCCGGATCCCAAGTATGAGAGAGCGCCGACTCCAAGAGCAGCACTGTCTTCTCGCCATCAGGATGCGTTCTAATATCCGCAGCTATCCGGTGAGTCTTTTCATTGCTCAATCGGAACAATGCGCGCCATGCCGGCTCGCCAGAAGTGTAGAGCTTCCCGAGGAACGCTTCGGGGGAGGCAAAACATTGAAGTTTTAGATTGGGATGCCTTGCATTATATGTGTCCGCCAGGGCTTCAAGATTCTGAACATCGTGCGCAGATATCTCCGGATTCACCCCATCGCTACTTGCTGCCCGGAGGACGGCGTCCGCATAGGCGGCCAACTGAGGATGTGTATTTGCAACGGACGAATTCCTGACGGAATCCTCCAGCGCCCTTGCCTTGTTGCGCGCCCTCTTTGGCAAATTCTCCAGATGGTACGAGGACGGGCGACGAGCCGGCGAGCCCACAGCCGATGATTCACTTTCGGCGCGTTCACTGTCGTCACTTTTCTGATATTCGGTGCCACCCGTTCTTGGTTTAGAAGCACACAATCCCATAACATCTCCAATTTGCGGCGAATATTCGCCCCTATAAGGCTAATTCTGCTTACTTGTCGCTTATCGTTGGATGCGAAAAAGAGGCTCTTCAAGCGAACGCGATGACCCTACTACCGGCAACGATCACGATACGAGAGTTCGGGCATGTGTGGCCTGGGAGTCCGGACTGGATAAAGGAAAATTTTTACGGTAAAGCAGAAAGCGTCGATTTCAATGCGCCCGTCGCCCCGTGTCATGAAAAAATGGCGAAGTGCGGCGGTGACATTATCTCTATTGAAAATATTTTCGACGATGTCCGAGTGTAATTTTTCTGTTGAAAATAGTAAGTCGCATCTCCTAATGCCATCGCATTAAAATGAAGCAACATGGCGTAGCAGGACATCGCGGATCAATGCCTGGTCGGTTGCGCTAAATCCAAGTAAAGGTCGAGCTGGGTAGTGATACTCCGGCCCTTTTTTTGACACGCGATCTTTTAGCCCCTCCTGATGCACACGCGCAATGCGCGCCACGCGTCCAAAGAACCCGACCGAGAGCTGGTTTTCGTCCTGTTCGATTTTCAGATTTTTCTGTGTCCGGATCTTCTCAAACATCGCGGCTTTCTGCCGTTTGATTCTCCCTTTCTTGCCCCGTAGATTCTTGCGTTGCTTGCGCTCCGTGTAGGGGGCGCCGTCCGGCGCCTGCTGGCTGGCGATGCGTTGCGCCTGGCTGCGGCGCAAGTCCTGGGCAATGCGGCGTGTGACAACCCGGCGCTGACCCGGCTGGAGCTGGGCCAGCAGCGCGCCGGCCCAGGCTTCGAGTGTCGATAGGTCGTCGCTCATGCGGGATTGGCCGGCGTCTGCCATTCTGCCAGCAGCATGCCGTCCGTATAGGCTTGCCAGAATTCGTCGGTATAAGCCGGTGTCGGTCGCGGCTCGGCCTGGTGCAATACTTCCAGCCGACCGACACCGGCAGGTTTCACGACCACACGCTCAGTCAGCGCCAGCGTGATCGCCAGGTCTATCGATGTGTGGTTGTTGTAATCCACATCAAAGCCAATGCCGGTCTTGCGCAACTCGGGATTGTCCAGGAGGTCGCGCTGGTGCAGTTGCACCCAAGCCAGCAGCGGGACCATGATCGCATCCTCGCTGCCAGTGTAATCGGTGATGATGATATTCAATTTATACCGATATTCAAACGACAGGGAAGCCGTGCCGGTTGCCACGGTGTTGCCGCCCTCCGCAAAGATCAGCAGCTTGTCGGGATTCTGCTGTAATTCAGCGCTGGCCGCTGTCAGGTGCACTCTAAGGCTTTTTGGCTTGTACACGTTCGGCATCCTCCTGGCAATCAACAGCGGCGTCGACCTTGGCCGCACAAATACTCCATGCGGCTTCTGCACGCTCTAGCGAAAGCAGCAACGCGCCGTTAGTCTTGGGTTCTGCCGCCGGCAGCTGGCAGCGCGTGAGCGCTGGGCAGGCGTTGACCGTAATCGTTGGCGCCGGTGGCGGCCGGATGCTCCCGCAGGCGGGCAACAGCGTCAGGCAAAGGAGTATCGGCCCAGCTGCGTATCGTTGGATCATGTTGAAGGCTTTCGATGAGGTTTTCTCGTTCGGTGAGGGTGGCGGCGATATCGTCGCGGGTGGCTTGCAGCTTGGCGAGGGCCTTCTTGTTTCTGGCCGCCACGTCCGTCAGGGTCTTGATGGTGTCGTCACGGTCGTGCGTCGTCTGTTCGGCGCGCTCGGCCCGCTCCTTCGCCGCTTTCAGGCCGTTGTGCTGCACAGTGATCACCAGGCCAAGCGCACCGACGAACAGGGCGGCAATCAGGCTTTTGACGATCAATTCCATAGGCCGACCCGAGTGCCGCGGCTGTCGATTGTCAGCACCTGGCGGCGCGGGGTCTTGCCCTCGACCGCAATGCCCAGATGAACCCAGACCGCGCCGCCGATGCGCTCATAGATCAGTTGGTCAAATTGCAGATAGGATTTATCGAGCGCTTGGCATATCTCCATCGGCGTACCGAATGCAGGCGCCGTAAAGTCGCAAGCCAATCCCTCCAGGTGCGCGCTGTTGCCGGCGCCGCCGACTGCCCGGTTCAGCGCCTGGCAACGATAGCCGCTAGAAATAACCATGGCCGCGCCGGTCAGCTCCAGCCGGACCAGCTCGGCAAACTTCGCCAGGCGCCGCAAATTGGCGACGATGGCGGGCGCCGGCGTGTTGTCGATGGAGAGGGAACGCGCCTTGTCGCTGCGCGTAAACTCTTCTAGCGTGAAATGCGCGGTCAATGGTGTGGTGGTCAATCAATGCTCCTGATGATGTTGGCGACATTGCCCTGGGCGCGATGCACCAGGACACACAAAGTAAAAGCGATGCCGGCCGTGCCGAAGGAAACACGGCCGGGACCCAGCAGGATCTCCAGGGCGCTGGTGCCGGTGGCGACAATCAGCAGCCAGGCCACCAGGGAGATATGCAAGCGGTGATTTGCCAGGCCGCGCCGGTAGCACAAGAGGCGCAGGCAGGTGCTGGCGTAAGACAGCAGCGCCAGCAAGGTCAAGGTGCTAGTCATGGCCGGCTCCCTTGCGCAGCCAGGCCGGCAACTCGATGGTTTTAATTAGGTCGATGCCGTGCAGCGTCAGGGCAATAGCCGCCGCCGACGCGAAGAAGGCGGCTACGCCCGATTGTTTCAAAGGCGTATTGCTGATGACCTCGGGCGCGGCCAGATAGCCGATCGCCAGAGAAATTGCCATATACGCCAGGCGTTGCAGGACAGGCAGGTTTTTGCTGGAGATTGCCACCAGCGTGGCGCCGGCGAACGCGCCAATCAGTGCATTGCCGTCAATGCCAGGGAACAGCGTGGTAAAACCGATGCCGGCGGCGCTGGTGACGACCAGGGAGGTGGTGCTGGGTTCTGCCATAGGTGATTCTCCGATTAGTCCCATAGGTTCACGACCTGGGCGGTTTTAGTAGGGATTGCGGTAGGTTCTGGCAGGTTGACCAAGAGGCCGTGCGGCAGGACCAGCCCATAGTCGGCCAAGCCGGGATTCAGTTCGAGCGCCACTTCGACCACGTTGGCCGTGGCGCCCAAGTGACGCCAGCAGAGCAGATCCAGCGTGTCATGCTGTTGGGCGCGCACCTGCATCAGATCAGTTCCACCGTGGCGTGGGGCCGGCCGATGATGTCGGCAATGGCCCAATGGGCGTTACGGCGTTGCTCTGCTGGCGCGTTGTCTAGCGCTTCCATGGTTTTCTTGTCGGACAGCGACGACGCGGTGCTGTCGAAGTCGCGGTAGTGCTCGGTCAGATCGGCCTTAGCCCAGCAATAGACGGCGCGCCGGTAGTGCGCAATGAGGACGCTCTCACGATTGATCCGGTCCGCCGGCACGGCGGCCAGGCCTGCGAAGCCGGCGGCAATTTGCCCCAGCTTCCAGTCGCGCAGCTCCGCATTGACATGCAGCACGGCTGCAACAATCGCCTGGATCAGTCGCGGCGTGGTGACGGTGCCGTCTAGTCTCATGTTGTCGCGCATGTCCTGCAAGACAATGTCGGGATAAAAGCCGTCATTTTCGACGCGACCGACTTCCGGCAGGGACGTGCCGGCGCCGGCGGACGGTGGCGCGATAGCAATAAAACTCATGGGGTTAAAAGTGAAAAGTCATCCGTCAATAAATCGGCGGTGGGCGGGCGTCAGAAAGACATCGCAATGATTCAGTCATCGACCCGCGCCGCCGTGCGCCAGGGGGTGCTCGTTTAGCCGGGTACGGCTTTTACAATTCGTGCGCGCAAGCGATCCATCGTTTGCTTGACGCCGACGCCAGGGAACAAGGCCACGGCCCGCTCCATCAGTGCGTGGGCAGTTTCCGCCTGCGGCAGCTGTGACGCCTTCAACAGTTCGGCGCCGTCCCGGTCGAGAACGGCCAGCATCGCGTAAG